CATATCAACATCCTCGCCAAGAAGATCCTGGAGGAGATGAACCGCGTCAAGGCATTCAACGAGATCAAGTTTCTCAAATTAGGCGAATGGCACACCCCGTACGTATCTCGTCTCGAACAGAAGGCACACGGAATCGAAGACGCGAGAAAGGTCTCTGTCGCTCGTTCAGCTCGTGTGAGTTACAATCTTGCTGACGGTCGTAAGACTTCGTTTCCGGAAGATCTCGAACTCTACGAACGACTAGCTGGTAATGTTCCGGTTCATGCGTCTCCTCTTGAACATATCCTGTCTCCTGACCGTGTGCGGAGATACAATCGACTGACAGGAGAGATCACATGGAATCGTCCGGAACTTCACGGAAACACTCCTGGTTATATTCAGTTCCGGAAAACTATTCCTGGCGAGACGTCTCCTGAGCCTTGGCTCGAAGAACTCAAGACCAAACACCAATCGACAATGGAGAACCAGCTATGACACTCGTTAAACGCAGGTACACAGTAACGATCGTGAAAGAGATCGTCATCGAGATCGACGAAGACAAGATGACTGAAGAAGCCATGACGGAATTCAACAGTCACATCCATAACATCGGTCTCGACAAAGAAGCTCACTTCGAGAACATTGCAGCTCAGTGCGCTCGAGAGAACTGGTGGAACGGAGACAAGTTCCTCGAAGGCTACGGTGATCTCGGAGACGAGTTCGGAGCCTACGTCGTAATGGACGACGAGATCTCCGTAGAGACAGAACGAGAAAAGACCTAGATGACTCAGAACATACCGAAAGAGGTATTGGTAGCTGGGAGACTCTTGATTGAGTCTCCTGGCTGTTGGCATATCGGCTCTCTAGCTAGAAATCCTGACGGTCACCAGACTGACTGGCTGTACAGGACTGCTGTATCGTTCAGCACTCTCGGAGCTCTGTACAGAGCTTCACACAAACGAAAGATCAGCGTAGCTATGTTCGTTGATGTCCAACAGATGTTGCTTCAAGCTGTGCATATCGTGCTAAACACACCGTATGATCTCTGGAGGTTCGAGAAAGGACTTGACCAGAAGACAGTCTTGGAGATCTGGGACGAGGCGATCGCGATCTCTGATCGAGGCTTTCATCCGATCTTTCCGTAAAATGCAGACAGGGCAGTAGCCTTTCTTGAAGTGATTGATTATCCATTATCGGTCATGAAGAAAGCTTCTGCCCTGTCAAGGGATCAATCTGATTGATATCGAAGTACGAATCCTAGACCTACATTTTCTTGTTTACGTCTTAGACGTTTTGGAATACTCTAGTTTCATCAACCGCGGAGAAGAATGATGTACAAGTATCGTCGTAACGAAATCAACTCAATTCAAGATCGTCTGATAGAAATCAAGACGAAACTCGAAGTATTCGCTGCTCTTTCTGCTGAAGTTGCTGATATCAAAGAAAAATTCGAACAGATTAAAGATGCACATCAAGGAGATTTCGACAAGAGGTCTGACGCTTGGCAAGAAGGAGAGAACGGTCAGTCACATTCTGACGAACTCTCAGCTTTCGAAAACATCTATTCGACAATCGAAGACCTCGAGAATAAATTCGACGCAGACGATTTCAATTCTGATATCGATAGCATCGTGAACGAGATAGAAGATCTCAAAGGCACGGAAGACTAAACGTTTCGATTTTCAGTTTCTTCTCATCTTCTAATTTGATACGTATATCATAGAAGAGAAGAGCAGCAGAAGTTGTTCAGGTGAGAAGAGACTGGCAAATACGAAACTATAGACTTTCAGTTTCAATCATCACCAGATTGAAGATATACTGCAACTGTAACAACCACGGAGAAATCATGGAAATCGAAGTTGTGATGCAGGCTCGTAGCAGCTCTGTACAGGACTTAGTCGAACAGTGCGCCAGAGGAGAACTCCAGTTCTCTGGTCCTGACAGTCTCTGCTCGAAAGTTCACGCAATGGGCTTTTCATTCAACGGTCTTTACGAAGCCGTCTGTTATGCTGAAGCTTGCATGAAACAGGAGAAGTCGAATGGGTAAAGTCCTGATTGCAGGAGTCGAAGTCTCTGAACCTCGGACCAAAACTTTGGAGGTCGTAGTTCAGAAAGAAGTTCGATATCAAGTTCTCACGATTACTGAAGATGTCCTGTCTCAGATCGTGAAACAATGGATAGTCCAACATACAGCTTTTCGAGATGCTTCGGAGATAGAAGTCGAATTCTCTATCGACTGGAGAGACGAAGCATTCAACGGTGTAAGAGCGGAGATCCGAGAAAATGATGTCTAAGCGAGAATTCATAGTGAGTTACGTACTTGCTGCTGCAGTCGGCACGTCAGGAAATGGCAACTGGTCACAGCTCGAACCGAGGACGATCGTTGAACGAGCTGAAAAGACCTGGAGAGCTGTCAACGAAGTTGTTCCTGAAGAGAAGCGACAGGTGAACGGATGAACATCAGAGTAGGTTGGATCAGACGTGAGCCGAATTCAGCGACGATAGGCTTACGTATCGAAAGACGGTTTCTCTTCTGGTCGTCTGTGAAATATCGTACATTTGTATGCGTAGACATGCAGAGGATTTCTTCTAGGCCGTGGCCTGTGTACAGCGAATGGTACGAAGAGACTGGAATCGATTCGTCGAAGCGTGTCAAGAACACGAAGATCATCAGAGTTCTCAATGATCGACTACGTCTTGAACGAAGAGTGAACGGACCGTACGAATGAAGATAGCGATCGTAACTTCTCACTTCACACCTACGCTAGCTGATCACACGAGGATCACCAACGGTCTTGATGCTATCGTCGTCAAGGCAATTCCTGTTCTTCGAGACAAAGGCCACGAGGTCCATGTCATCTGTGCTGGACACGTCGACGAATACTGGAAGTACTGGTGTTCGACTTATTCACTGACAGAAGACACAGTCGAGAAGCTCGTCGGCAAGTCAGCTCGAATGAACCTCACACGTTCGTACTACAAGGACGCGAAGTCTGTACTGCTTCGTATCAATCCTGATCTCGTCTGGAGCCACTTGCCTTCGCCTGGAACGAGTGCTGAGATCGCAAAAGACTTTCCGACAATTCATCATGTTCACGAGGTCAATCAAAATGCTATGTATGCTATCGGTCGTCTTACTGGATTGGCTAAGGTCATCGAGAACGGTGGGACTGTCTACAACTCTTACTTTGCTGAACGTCAGCAACGTGCAATCGCAGCAGATTTTATTCGAAGAACGAATTCAGTCTCTGATGAACCGCTCCTCACGAAAAAGATCACGTCAGTCTACCAATTCGTGAATGCTCCGCTGGACAGGAAGTTCTTGGATCTTCCAGTCGTCGGGAATTACACTCTTCCGTTCATGGTAGGACGCTACGACGAGAAGTTCACCGGCAAGAACGTTCACCTAGTCGACAAGCTTAAAGTTCCGATGATTGCGTGTGTGTCAGGCAGTCATTCGAAAATCTGGAAACAGCTTCGTGAGTCGACGACTACTGAGACCTATTTCAACGCGACACGCGACACGACGATTTCTCTTATGCGCGGTGCATCGTGTCACATCATGGCGTACCTGCACGAGACCGTAGGCATATTCAATTATGAGATGATGTGCTTCGGATCTGTTCCAGTCACGATCGGTCTTTCGAAAGAAGAACCGAATGCAGCTTACACATTCGGAAAGAGGATCCTCGGAGACGTCGTTCCTGAATGCATTCCTATCGACGATCCTCATCTCAAAGAACGTCTCGAAACGAACGTAAATCAGTTTCTATCTACGTCACTGGATGATAGAATGCAAATAGCTCAGACATCAAGGGAAGCTCTATCGCATGATCGCTGGTATCAAGAATTCATTAGCTGCGTTCCTCAAGGCTCCACGTCCAGAGACGCCGTCAATTCCCTCGACCTTGTCTGACAGCACTCGAACAGCTTTCTCTGAAGTACCTCAACAGGTCTACGTTCTCAGTGACGGAGCAAATCGTCAAGTCGTTGTGAGTTCAGTCACTGCTCATGACATTCGAGAAAACGTGAGTTACGTATCGTTCAATCTCGGCAACTCCGAAAAGAACTCGCCGTTCTTCACTGACGAAGAGTACTACATTCATGCTCTGTCTGGAAACGCTGTGAAGCTTCTCGAGAAGAATTCGAAGGATGCGAAGAAGCTCGTACGTTCAGGAGAAGACAAGTTCATCTGGACGATGAAGGTCGTCACGGCTTTCCATCAGATCGTCTTCGGAAAATCTATCGTCGTCGCTCGGATCATCGAGGTCGAACGTGATCAGAATACTTCTGGTCTTACAGCAATCTATCAAAATCGCCAGTTCTGGCGGTTCTAATCAGCAAAGGAAATGAAATGTCAGACACCACACGGATCACGACTGAACAGCTGAAAGGCTTCATCGAGCGCATCGAACGTCTCGAAGAAGAGAAGAAGACGATCGGAGATGACATCAAGGACGTGTACGGCGAAGCAAAAGGAACTGGCTTTGAAACCAAGATCCTTAAGAAGATCATCAACATCCGGAAGAAGGATCCTCAGGAGCGCCTGGAAGAAGAAGCGATGCTCGATACGTACATGCTGGCACTCGGCATGATCGCTCCAGATGAACACGGCGAAGGAGATCAAGGTTGAGCGACATCTTCACAAAGACTTCTGACGATTCGTGGCCAAGTGTGTCCACAGGAGGTCAGAACGGTGATAACATCTTCGTGTCAGGAGACTACGTCACTCTCGCTACTATCGCTCCGAAGTCGGTCACTCTTCCAGTCGGACTCGTCGATGAACTACATCGTGCGAGAGACAAGCTAGCAGCTCTCGAAGCCGCTGGAGTCGAGAACTGGGAAGGCTACGAAGAAGCTGTTAAAGATCTCTAAACGGATCATTTTCAAGTTTCAAAGCGATGCCGGAGTTGATAATCTGATCTTACAGAAATGATTCTCTGGCATCGACAAAGAAAGCATTGATGTATCGCTGACGTAAAAGAACTGCTGCAGCGAGTCTATGATTACCGTCGAGTACGAGGAAGTATGGCGACTCTTCGAACTTCGCAATAAGGATTGGCTTGAAGATGTCATTGTAGTTCACCATGATCGACTTTACTTTGTCTCTGACGACGAGATGTTGATCAGTCAGTATCATGCAAACTTCGAATGACTCTTCATTGTAGAATGGACTACTTTTCGGGGGCATACTAGAGAGATACTTCTCTCTTAGTTCATGGTGGGTGAACGAATATTGGACGGGGTTAAGAACGAATTTTCCGGATAGATCCGGATTCCCATAGATGTTTCTGGCAGACAAGCTGTTAACTACATCTATTGCTATCGAACTAGTCATTTCGTCTGAATAGTTTAAGCAAGAGCTAGTAGTAAAAACTGTAGCCATCTGTATTAACCTTGATACATAATCTTGTTTACGTGTGAGGGGGTTTGTATTATTTATGCATTATCAACTTTTCTAAACCCTGATTTCTTAATCCGGAAAGTTGACTAAACAAAGAAAATAGGAGAAGTGAAATGCAGGAACTGTCTATCGTCAAGAGCGAGTTCCCTCTCCTCGTCCAATCGAGAGGTATCGACGCCCCGATCGCAATCAAGGCTGCGACTGGAAAGCCGGAGTCAGAAATCCTTTCGGCAGTGGTCGAGGTTTCGGAAAACCCGAGACGTGGACTTTCTCCCGATGAGATCAAGAAAGCCTTGAAGAGACTCGGAGTGAAACACCGTGATGTTTCCAAGATTGCCCAGCGGAACGACTCCACTGGCGATACGAAGCTTCACACGAATGTCACTGAGAACGAGTTTCTGAAGCATGCTCCAGAAGGTCGAACCTACATCCTGACGAACCGGAATCATACCTGGACCGTCAAGGATGGAAAAGTCATCGATCCAGTCTGGGTGGTTCCGAACAAACAAGGTACACGCCGTCGAGTTACAAGCGTGATCGAAGTCCTTGGTACGGAAGGCAAGTCTCACCACTGACCTCTAACGCATGAACGAGAGATCCGAAGACCCGCTAGTCTTCGGATCTTTTGTTATGTCAAGTGCATTTTCTTGTTTACGTTTCCGAAACTGTAGATTATGATCAATTCATAAACAAAACCACGGAGACTTCCAATGAAAATCATCGTAGACAACTCCTCTGAAATCTTCGGTTCCGAAGTTTCTATCGCTGATCTTGCACAGTTCGCAACGATCCTCCAGTCGAAAGTTTCTTACGGAGTCTTCGAAGCAATGAAATCCGATTATCGTTTCGAATTGAAAGAAGCACAGATCTTCGAATTTGATCGCTTCATTCTCACTTTCAAAGACGGTTCCAAGCTAATCGTGGAGGAGATCTGATGCAGTATCAAGAACTCGTCGATCACATCGAAACGATCCTTGAGAAGTACGAAGACGACTGTGACGAGTACGATCGTATCTGGTATCTCTATAGACAACTGTCGTACGTCGGAGCTCTCGAAGGCAGGAAGCAATTCGGACCTGCTCGAAAGATCCAGATCGAATGCTGCATGTTGAGAGCTTTCTCGAAATTCAAAACGAATCCAGCTATCGAAATCGAACGCTCCATCGCTACCGGACTCTGTCTCGACGGATGGAGCATCATCACTGACTACAACCAAATCTTCGGAGAATGAACATGCTGATCTACAATACGGAAATCTTCAACAGCTTCAAAGCGAAATCGATCCAGAACGCTTCTGAGTTCGAGAAAGGAAAGACGTACTTCTCGAACAGCCATCCTGGAAACTTCGTGTTCTACAAGCTTCTGACGACAGACGAAGTTTATCGGAACATCGGTTCTGAATGCGATTCAGCGGAGAAACATTCAGTCAACTGGATCCTTACGACGAACGGACAGCATCTTTCGCTTCGAGATCTGAACATCGGAGCATGCTACAATCCGTGGCTCGTCTTTACTGACGAAGAGACGCGAGATCAGTGCGAGAAAGAACTCGTCGTCACTTTCGAAAGAGATCTCGAAGATATGGACAGCATTTCCGACTACGACTACGAAGACGACACTCTGTGAATTTTCTTGTTTACAGATCGATACGTTTAGTATAGACTGTTCTCATAACAACAAACACGGAGAACCAGCATGCGACGGATCAATCAGAACTACGATCCAAGCACGACAAGTTCATTCATCTATCGACGCACACGGAAAGTCTCTCGCAAACCTGGCGAAGGCATGGAAGTCGTCGACTGCTACGAGTCCGGAGACATTTGGTGGCGGATCGTCATCAGCTCCGACAACCTCTACGGAATTCAGATCAAGCGTCCTGAGACTGGTCGCTACTGCAGCTACATGATCAACGGAATGCATACGTTCACGCACGATCTTGTTGCTCTCCGTATCCTTCTCAAGAAACTCCGTTCGATGGAGAACTCGAATGCGTGAATACCTCGTGAATTACGACGGCAAGTGGCACATTGCTCTTCCGGCCTGCTCGATGAAAGAACACGAATACTTTCTCTGCTGGTGCGAACGAAACGGATCTGTCATCTGCTTCGCAGGTGAAGAAAACGAAGTGAGGATCATCGAATGAAATTCTTCTCATTCTTCAAGAAGCCTGAACCTGTCGTCGATCCTGTTCTTGAACGACTCGACGAGCTTTCGAAAACTCGTGAGTATCTTCTGTCGAAAGAAGGCTACGATCCAACTGACAATCGTCTGCATCCTGAGTACGAGAATGCCATTCGGAAAGGAGTCATGCACTGCTCTGACGGATACGGTCCTCGAATCGAGATGACGACTTCTTGTCACGGATGCTCGTACTACCGGACGAAGACTGTGAAGACGACGATCAACGACGGAGAATGGCCGAAAGAGGTTCGTACTGAGACGTGTGAGCATCCTTTCATCGGAGGAGAGACTCTTCAGCATCACGGTCGAACTCCTTCATTCTGCCCGTACATCGAATTCAACGTGGAACACGCGTTGAAGAAATTCCGCAAAACTATCGAAACCAACTGAGGATCATCGAATGACTGACGAAAGCTATACTGCGCGACTAGAGAACTGGGGTGTGACTGACAAAGGTCACGTCTTCGGAAACGTTTATGATGACAAGAAAGGTCGTTTCGAAGACGGAAAATTCATCAAGACGACACCGTC